TAAACGTGCCATGAAAACTATAATGATCACCGATGTATTCCTTACCATCTTTATACTCGAGGAGCGAAGAAAATTTAAGATCTAACATAGGTGACATTTTTTTCATAGTTGCGGTTTGATGTAGCCATGACCCTAATCTATGTGCTTTATATATATTACTGTGATCTAGGGGCGAAATATTTAAAAGTGCCGTAGCCGCTTTGTAAATAGATTTATCTTTAATAACCACTTTTTTTCGTTCGGCTTTGATTGCACGTTTTATATCTTTTAAGTGACTTTCTGCTTTTAATTTTTGCTCATATAAAGTCATTACTCTTCCTCCATAAAGATCGACATTGGATCTTTGGTTACAATATCTGCGATAGACTTCTTTGTTCGCAGTGCTTTTATAATATGACTGTCAATTGACTTGCGGCACTCAATATCAATGTAGGTCACATTTTTCTCTGTGCCTATTCTGTGCGCCCTGTCTTCTGACTGCATACGCTCCTCCAAGTTAAAGCTGTTCGAGTAGTAAATCGCATACTCAGCCTTATTTAACGTAATACCAATTCCACCTGCCTGTGGGTTTGATAGAAAATACTTTACATCGGGGTCATTCTGAAACCTGTTAACAGCGATCTCCCTGTCGTCGTTAGACACTCCACCATGATAACTAACCGCCTCAGAGCCTAATAACTCCTCTATGGCCTTTAAATCAGCCCTGAACCTAGCCCAGATGATTGTCTTACCATTGATATTGCCTAGCACTTCCCTCAATGCCTCAATGCGTGGGTTTACTTTATCAATCGGAATAGACGAACCCTCGACTGGAAACCAACCACATAGTATCTGTTGTAGTCTGAGAAGCCGTGTAATCGCCTCTGGAACCTCTATCATGTTTCCCTCAAGCTCTGCGATAAAAGACTTCTTCAGGTCTTTGTAGAGCTTGCCCTGAGCCGCAGACATCTCAACGTAGTGACGTTGGTATATCTTCTCAGGCAAATCCAAGCACTCACTCTTCAGAACTCTGAAGCTGTACTTGCCAAGACGCTCGGTCAGTTCATCCATATTTTGGTAGCCGACGATCTGCTTGTTTTTAAATCCACCCATCACACAGTATTTATCTTTAAACTTGTAGAGTGATGTCACCTCAAGAATGTCAGGATTAAGAAACTTAAATTGGGCGAAGACATCCTCAGCCCCTTTGGTCACTGGCGTACCTGTTAAGATTCTCTTGGCTATCACATTCGGGTGCTTGCCAAACTTGGTAATCATCTTGGTGCGCTTTGAACTCGGTGTCTTTATACGACTGCTCTCATCGATAACCATTAGCACCTTGCTCTTCTTCAGGGCTGTCATCATGTACTTCTGAGCCGTTACAGATGTGAACGCCTCGACGTTAAATGCAAATATCTTCAACCCGTCATACTCCAGAACTTCGTTGAACTTATCGATTTGCTTCTTCTTCATTTGAGATGAGTAGAAGGTAGCCCTGTATTCACAGGCCATGTGGATTGGAATCTCATTGTTAACCCAATTCCTGTGGACACCATTTGGGCAAATAACAATCATCGTGTCGATTGCCTTGTTCTCGTAGAGATATGCGGCAGTGTCGATTATGACTTTAGTCTTGCCAGTGCCTTGCTCCATGAGAAGTGCAAAGCCCCTCCTCTTCTTGCTAAGATCAAATGCCTTCATCTGGTGTGCAAATGGTTTTGTTTTAAACTTCATTTTAAATATCCAAAATCATTTGTGTTAAAACTTTATCTCCAGAGTCATAATTACTTGTGTCACCTTTTGGGTATGGGTGCGTTTTGTAGTTAAGACATTTCTTTAATATTTTTTTATCTGTTTTATTGGCGGCAAAATAAATATACCTGTGCTTGCGTGGTCGATCTATGTACTCATATATGTCTGGATTGTTTTTTCTTTCTTCTAAATTAATTTCACTAACTGTTCTCGAATGAAGATTTGAACCACGAATCCTCCACTCTGTTCTCTTTGCACTCAGGCCAGTGTATAAAAAGTTAGTTGCCTGATAAACATATCCAACGTGACCCTGTGATATATCTGCGTAACTAACAACAATCTTTGGCTTTGGTAACATTCTTAAAGATTTGGAAATTAATATAGAAGATTGGTTTTTAAAGTTATCTTGAAGGCACAACCTATTTAACTCTATAACTTTACTTGAATGTTCTTTACCACAAACACCTTCACAAAGTGAGGGAGATGGTGGTATTCCGTAAGTAATAACGCCAATAAGTTCAGATTTATTAAACAATCCAAATGCATTCATTATGTTTGGAATACGTTTTGCGTAATGTTTTTTAAGTAGCCAATTGTAAGTATCACTCGACTTTATAGGTAAAACTTTTAAATCACTCATCTTACAGTATCCACTTCACTTCAGTTTTCTTGTTGTCCTTCTTGAAGACAAACCAAGCGAATGCCATGACACCGCCAGACTTAAACTTACCATCAACATTAAATGACAGACGCTTTGAGAATACCCACACAGTAGACGGTGGATGTTTCTGGAAGAACTTACCACGCCTCACGCCCTCTAAGAATTGCAGTCGGACAAGTAACGCTAATTTATCTACACCTAAATCAAATGCCTTCTCAGCAAATTCATGTGCCAAGCTGAAAGGTGGGTTTGTGATTATGTCTGGCGCGAGTAGCTTCTGCTCCATTAGGAAGTCTACATTAGGCTGACCAAATCCGTAATCAATTAAATCTGTGCTGACTGTCATGTGGCCTCTATCCTCTAGAACTTTAGAGATAGCACCATCGCCACAGGCAGGCTCCCAAATCTTTTGACTGAAGAACTCTCGGTTCATCAAAGCCTCGGTTGCGTAGCTCGGTGTTGGGTAGAAGTCGTTTGCGTTGCGCCTCTTCTCTCCGTCCGATCCCGTAATCTTTAGTAACGTACTCATACATAATCTCCCAATAATGTTGGGATTAGCATGACATTTGTTTGATAGCAATGCAAGTACAAAAAATAGTCTGCTTTACATTGCTAGTAAAAAGTAGTATACTGATTCGTATAACGAATTAGAAAGGGAGAAACGTTATGAATATTAAACTGAAATTAAGCCAAATCAAGAAGGCTTACAAACTTAACCGCCCTAAGAAGGGTAAATTTAAAGGGTCTACCCTTTACTGTGTTCATCTAGATGATGGGCATCAAGTTTGCGGCATGAGGTTCGTGTTCGCAATTACAGGTAGAAAGTGGGCGACCTACTTTGTGCCAAATGCAAACATCCAAAAGCGGATGAAGTTGGCTCACTGGAATGCGCTTCAGGCGACAGCGTATAACCTTTAATCTAATGGGGAGCATCGCGCTCCCCACTAACTGGGAGAAACAAATGACTAGAAACGATAAAGTAAAAGTAGAGCGCATGGTTCGAAAATGCATGAACGTACTTAAAAAGAAAGAGTACGAACTTGACCTTACAAAGTCTGACGTTGATCGAGCGGTAAAAGTAACTAGGCTTGTTGACAAGGAATGGTGCAATGGAGCTACTTACGGTGGCAGAAATGTAATTCAGATAAACCTAAGTTACTGGCAACATTCTGATAAACCTCACTACGAGAGAGAGTACAAAGCCTATGATGCAGATAAAGTCATTGGCGGTAGACAGGTTAATGACATGGATGAATCTCTTTGGATGACTGTCGCCCATGAAGTTGCTCACCACATTCAACGCGCACACTGCCCTAGAATAAAAAGGTTCAGTAAGAACCATCGGAAACCACACGGGGATTGCTTTAAGACAATCTACCGCTACCTAAGAAAAGACTTCATAAACCCTATGCTTGATGCGTAGGGTTTTACTTTCCCTTCTCCGCAAATGCTGATCCTGTTAAGATAGCTCCAAACGCTAAATGGAATAAACCCCCACCCATTAATGTAAAAGGTTGATGTTGTCCTGTCAGCTTCTTCATCAATTCCATTTGAACCATAGGATCTTTGGTGGAATTTATTATCAGCATAAACTGTGATATGTCTGGTCGGTTTAATCCGTACCATATCGGACAGAACATAAAATCATAAAAACATATAAGAAGGTAAAGTATTAATGCCGTCCACCTCCATGTCATTGTAGACTTTTGTTGCGCTGTAAGTTCCTTGCTCATTTAAATGCAGGGTGGCGCACACATCATCTTGTCCACACCATAAAAAATAACAACGACAAATATTGCCAATGCTAACCCTATCCATATCCATTTATTTTTCATTTACTTTCCTTTCTATTTAAAGCCACCCAAGGCTTTCTTGAT